TTCATTAAGTGGTTATATAAGTCAACCTTTTTAGGATTACTCTTAGTCTTATTATGATAGAATGCTAAGATCTCATCAAGACGTTCAGCAAACTCCATCATACCAATACCTACAAAAGGTTGATCTTCTTTGACCGGTTTATTATCTTCAACGAAACCATCTTCATTAGCTTCTTTATCATATTTGATAATAGCATTAAGCTTCTTAGAACCAATGAAGCTTTTGAGAACTTCAAATAAGTTTGGATGGATTACATGATATTTATCACTCAATACAATCCAGCCAAAGATACCAAAGTCATCATCCACATATTTAACTTTCTCGTGACATGTAGGACATTCTTCGCCGTTATATAATGCCCCTCTAAGATGACCGCATTTACATCTATAACGATCTTTAAATGCATCTTGGTCTAAGATAGATGCACCATACTTGCTGGAGAAGATAGATGCATCTGATTTGATATCTTTCTTAATAGCCTGGGAGTCTCTAATAAAGAAGTCCCGACCATACACAATACCACGTTCACGTTCTTTGTCAAGATCCAATATTTCTAACCGAGTTTGGAATTCATACTCAGTGTCAATTGGTTGTGTAGTTCTTATATTCAGTTCCATATCATTTATCTCCAGAGTTTCTTAATAGCAGTAGCAAATGTTTTGCTATACGGTACACCTAAACGTTTTGCAAGATCACTAGGAGTTTCGCCGATCTCCTTAGCAATCTTATCTAAAGCATCTTCACGAGTAGATTTTGGTACTGTATCTAGTTTAAGTACATTACCAATCATTTCAACACACTCATCAATTGTAAGAGTACGACCAACTACAATATCTTTGAGTGATTTATTTTCATACATAAATTCACAGAAGTAGATATACCAATTAGTCTTCTTATTCAACATATTAGGACTAGTGGTAGTTTTACTTCTAGCATTAAAGATAATATCCACAATACTCTTAACTGGAAGTTTAAGAGCTTCATGGATGTCAGCTAATAGAACTCCATCTTCATAGAGTTTTAAGACTTGTTCATTAATGGTTGCCATTAATTATTTCCTCCTTTCATATATTCATCTATATAATATTTAGTCATAAGAGATTTTAATTCATCTTCAGTACAACCAAGTTTAGATAGAATAGCTTCAGTATTACCATTATGCTCAATGATAACTTTAATCTTATTTAAGTCTTCAATGAAGTCTGGATCTACTGCAGATAATGCATTGATCACTGCTTGGATATTAGCTCGACCTTTAGCTCGAGTAATATATGTATTATCTCCACACATTGTAGGATAGATACATTTACGGTTCTCTTCTAATGTAAGATCTTCTACAGATTTACCAATAAGTAAAGATGCGAAGATATTATGATTGATATAGAATTGAACTTTTCTAGGTAGTTTCAAACGTAAGTTGATTTCTCTTAAAGTCAAACGACCTTCATTGATAAGACGCATGATCTTAGTGAAAGGAATTTGATCAGCTTTAAGAATATTATAATCACTATATAGACGTTTAGCATATCTAGGAGATACGTTCAATTTAGTATAAACATCTGTAGGATTATTAGTTTCAGTTAAGATTGCTAATGCTTTATTAAGCAATTCAACTTCTTCAGGATTCTTTAAGAAGTTGCAAGCATGTTTAGAGATAACCGTATAAGGTACTTCACGATTACTAATCTTACGATTCTCGATAGTAGAACGTCTAATTTTAAACTTTTCACAAGCAGAACGTAAAGCTTTATGGTTATAGCCATATTCATTTGCAATATCTTTTAGCTTACGACGTTTATTAACGTATTCATCAGTAAGCCATTCAATAAATCTGCTATTAGATTTATCTACAGTTTCATTCAATTCTAATGCAACGAATTGATTACGGAAGTATAGCTCTAAAGTACTATAAGATGTAATCTCTGGATACTTACTCATGATGCGGAAGATATTGAGACCATCATTGAATAATTTAATCCAATTACTACTACTAGTATACTTACCTTCAATTACTTCACGTTTATGAAGAATTGAATATAAGCGTTGATAAGTTTTTTGATCAATATCTAATACGACCAACACTTGTCGTCTTTGGATATCATTTTCACGTAACAGTTTAAAGTTCTTTAAAAGGTTCTTAGAATAAATAATCATTTAATACTCACCCCTTGGAAAAATAACGCCTATACCCGATAGACAGGGTATAGGCTATTAATACTAATGAATTGTTATTATGGTATTATTTATCAAACCCAAACGCTTTATCTGGGTCCATCTTAGTCATAACAACTTGCGAATCATGGAATGCCTTCATGGCAACCAATTTAAGTTTAGCTGCTATTTGAGGCATAGCCGCACCAACGTTAGTAATACCTAACTTGTGGAATAGATTACCAGCACATGCATTGCAGATAATACCATCTTTAGATTCACATAAAGAAGCAAATCTAATTTGTACTGTCTTACCAAGATACTTAGATTGGTTATCTGTATTAAGCTCAACTAGCTTATTACCTTCTTTGATATTACAATACATATACTCTTTAATATTTTTATCATCTAGAGTTACAGTGATAGTACGTTTAGTACCACAGTCAGATCCTTTTCTACCGATCTTAACATGTTGGAATGCTGGAAGCATTAGTTTCTCCCAGTAACCGCCAACTTCTGTTTTATTAGAACGGGAATAAGGACCTTCTGCTAGTGAGTTAGCGAAGTCAGCATACTCTTCTTTAGCAATACCTTCAATGTAGTTAGACATGATGATATTATAACCCTTTGTAGGATCAGGATTTTTAGTAATACCCTTCATGATAAACATGTTTTTGAAGTCATTGTTAAAGCTACCACGAGCACCAGAGTTATATGTATCGATAGCAATATCATCTTTAAGAGTTTCTTTAGCTAGTTTAAGTAACTCATCTTGGATAGCAATTACCGCATCAGGATCATTTTTATCTAATCTATCACGATACTTCTTAACTAAGTCAGCTTTAGCTTTATTGATAACTTTAGCAATAGTTAAGAGCTTCATAGAATAACCATTAGCTAATACTGATACATATGGCATGAACTTCTGAGCTTTCATAATGAAGTTCTTCAATGCATCTAATGGTACTTTTTCTTCAAGTACAGCATAACCGATCTTATCAGTAATCTTACCAATCATCTTTTTATTGATTGGCTCATTTATATATCCATATAAATCAAATAGTTCTCTTTCAATGAATACTTTATTGAATATCCAAATACCAACAGTAGTCACGAAGGATTCTTTATTCTTTTTACCTTCTTTACCATAGACTCCTTTTGGCACAGTGAAAGTATCATATGTATTAAATCTTACCTTACCGTTGAATTCACCAAATGTCTCCATAATAAAGGATAACTTAGTTCCTTGCTCTTCGGTAATACCTAAAAGAAATTCAATATCTTTCGGATTGGTAATCTGTTTAGCAACACGTTTTGCCATTACTAGTACCTCCTTTATTTAATAGAATGTGGCTGGTATATAAGCATATTTTCACCTATCCGGAACATTAGGATAATTCAAATAATACTTTACAAGGAGGTTCATAATGGGAACTTTTAATGAAGAAAATAAAATTACCATAGCCGAGCTGGCACCGAGTCTTGTTGATTTATTAAATGCTAAAGCTCTGGCAGTAGACTTAACATCTCACGTTAATGACGGAGACCGCCATATCTCTGCGGCTGAACGTACTAAATGGAATAAAGCATTAGATGATGCTAAATCTTATACAGATTCTGAATTGGCTAAGGCTCTTGGTCCAATTAAAAATATGATCAGTGGTACTGATACATCTTTATCTACACTATTAAACTCTAAGTTAGATAAATCCACTTTCGAAACTTTCCGTACTGGCTTAGCAGCGGTAGCTACAAGTGGTTCTTATAATGACTTACGAGATCAACCATCTGCATTATCTTACTCTGATACATCTAATAAAGCTTTACGTGCTGAACGTGCTGGCTATGCTGATGAAGCAGGTCATGCTAAGACAGCTGATGAAGCTACACATGCTGTAAATGCAGATAGTGCTATTCGTGTAAATGGTATTCGTTTGACTATTGCAAATGATTATCCATCTAACCCTCAAAACAACAAAGAGTTTTTCTACCATACAGCTCAACGTATGTTATATGTATATACAAATGATGGCTGGCAAATGACTGGCGCTGCTCTAAGATAGTTTTTTAGGGGCTTAAATACATACTAGTATATGTATTTTAAAGTTAGAATTTTAAGAGGAAAAACGTAATGAAACAATTTGAAGAAATATATAGCGATCTAAACTCGGTTACAATGATTATTACTAATCGTTGTAACCTTGCTTGTGATTACTGTTTTGAACGATCCAAAGGTGATAAAGACATGGATGTTGATACAGCCATTGAGATCGTTGATCGTACTTATAATAAGAATTTAAATATGCCTAACCAAAGATTTACTTATAATCTATTTGGTGGCGAGCCAATGGTAAATTGGAAAGTTGTTAAAGCTATTCTTGATCATATTAACAAAAAGCATTATAATGCTCAAGTTGGTATTACAACTAATATGATGCAAATGACTGATGAGATGCTTGATTATATTGATGATAATGATGTATTTGTCTTAGTATCTATTGATGGTATTAAGGAAATGCATGATATGCATCGTAAAGATCATGCTGGTAATGGTTCATTTGACACTGTAGTTAAGAATATTAAAAAGATGGTAGATCGTGGTTTAACTCATCTTATCGAAGCTCGTATGACTGTAACTCCTGAGAGTGCAAAGTATATGTATGAGAGCGTTAAGATGCTACTCGATCTTGGCATCAACAATATTTGTCCAATTGCAGCATCTGACTTAGATTGGTCTGATGAAGCATTGAAAGATTATGAAGATAACTATAATAAGATGCTTGAACTCTATGTAGATATCTTGAATGATACTGACAATAACCGTAATATCAATATTAAGCATATTGATGATATCATTGGTACCGCAATGGAACCTGAGGTATCTGATACAAAGATGTGTCATATTGGTAATAAATACTGGGTATGTGTTGACTGGAATATGGATGTATATCCTTGTCATAACTTCCCAACTACTGATCTTGAATTCTTAAAAGAAATGAAGATTGGTAATATGAGAACTGGTGTAGATGAAACTAAAGTTTCTGATGAAGCTAAACAAGCTAAGTTTGAAATGGAAGAATGTAAAGACTGTGTAGCTAAAATTATCTGCAAGTCTGGTTGTCCATTCCAAAACTTAACTGAAAATAAAGACTTCTATACTCCAACCACATCTTACTGTAAGATCCAACGAATCTTGGTACCAGCAGCTCTTAAATTTAGAGATAAATTATTGACTGCTGAAAATATTAGATCTCGTAAGTTAAACGTACTTATTGAGAACTTAAAGATCAAGAAATACTTTGATGATGAAGTTAAGAATGCTGATATTACTTCCTTAGACTTTAAGATGAAATTAGATCGATTCTTAGAATTGTATAATAATCTAGATTGTAAAGGTAATGTAATTCCTAGCTTTAACGACTACTTTACTTTCCAATTATCTATGTCTTCTGCTATCTTAGATAGCCTAGCTGAAGAAGATAAGTAATTTAAACATTGGAGGAAACAAATGCCAAATCGTGGTAAATATAAATACGCTGATCCGGCGATCAGTGAATCTTATAAAGAGAATAAGTTAGATGGTGAATTTGTCAATCAAGTAAACTATCTAGCTACACGCTTAAAATATCAAGCTTCTGAGCTAAAAGATATTGTTAAAGTTCGTAACAATCCTCAAATGTATCCTGACCGATATTATGAAATGAAAGGTCAAGATATTAGTGAGGCTGCATTTAAAAATGACTTAAGTATCTTCAATACTACTGACAGTGGTGAAAAATTGACATTGGCTCAATTCAATAAAATCATCAAAGCTAACTGGGATACTTATAGCTATGCTAGTACTTTATTTGCTGACCAAATCCAAGGTGTTAGAGACTTACCTAAGTTTACTGAAAATGAAGTACTTTCCCACAATAGATTCATGCAAATCATGGATAACTATAATAAGATCAATGACTACTTAAACCGCAACTGGAATAAATATTTCGATGGTTCTGGTTATTGTATCCTTTCTTGCCAAGTAGCTTGTCAAGCGGCATGTCAATTAGGCTGTCAATCTTGCCAATACAATACTTGCCATAATCAAAACTGTGGAGGTTGGTCGTAATGAAAATCTTCTTATTAGACGAAGTGTATGAGTTTGCTAAATCTATTGGTATTACCAATAAAATCGATGCACTAGCTAAGAAGATGTACGATCCAAGTACTATCCAATCTGACTTACAATCATACTATGACTTCAGTCATTCTGAAGAGTATGCTAAACTAATTGCTGAATTAGAGACCAAGTTAAAAGAGACTGATATGTCTCTTTATAATATCTTGGTCTACAGCAAGACTCAATCGTATGATGTAATTGCCGAATTGCTTAACAACGTAAAGAATCTACGTGATAGATTCATTCTCTTAGATAAAGCAATCTCATATAAAATATCCAGTGCGCTTGAATATGAACTTCTTGTAGCACTATTCTGTAATATGTATACAGAAGTAACTGAAGATGTTAGAGCGGCTTTGCCTAAATATATCCATCTAGCATACTTCAACTACTCTAGCATCAGATATTGTCTACGTATTTCCACTTCTGGTAATGTAGACATCTTTGATGAATATGAAAAGTATATGGGACGAGTATATACTCAAATTCAATCCTATATCAATTCTAAAGATACTTTAAGTAACTTACGTCTTGAAGTTAGATGTGCAGCTTTACAGTATATTCTTCCTAGATTGACTGTAGAGAAACGTGTTGAAACTTTAAAGAAACTTGAAGCATTAGCTGATGTATCCACTATGGACTTTGATAATAAAGAAAGATCAATTGGCGTCATCTGGACATTTGAACGTCTATATGAAGCATACTTTGATTTGAATAACTATCCTAAGTTCTTCTATTGGGTATACAAACAATTTAAGTATCTTGATAAAGCCTTGGATGATAAAGAAGCATTCTTTGATTCCTTGCGTTACTATAATAAGAATAACATCACTGGATTTATCATCTCCATGAGACGATTCTATTTGATTCAAAACTTATTCCCAATATTCCATATGAATTTTGATAATATCTTACCATCAGATAGAAACTTCATTAGTGCAGATGATTTAGACTTTACCCTATATGATGATTATGCAAACAAACTAGTTATGACTAAGTTTAAGACTTATGTAGATACTTGGTATCAAAATAATATTGATAAACTTAAAGACTTAGCTGGTAATACTGAGATGCTAATCAAGTGTGAAAAGATGGTAGTTGAAGGCTTATCTGAAGAGGAAGCCACAACTGTAATCAATACAAACTATGATGCAGTATCTCATCCTGAATTACATATTACACCAACTCCTGGTACATTCAATTCTAATATTGGTGAAGCTATTGGTACTCCAGAAGTTAAACCTAAAGTAATTGATGTTGCGTTACCAGAAGGATTTAGTGTAGATGCAGCTGATTTAGCAAGATTAGCTGAATTTAATAACCAAGAGGGTAGCCATGTAGTTATGAGTCCTGAAGAATTGATTGAGCATGAAGAAGAACGTCTTGCTGGATCTAATACAACCACTCCTACTACAGCTCCTAGCACTACAGAAACAACTGCTCCTGTAGCTAATACAGAAGCACCTGCTACTGAACCTGCTAGCCCTACTATCCCTGCAATTCCACCATTACCTTCAAACTTTGAAGTTAATGAAGATGAATTAAATAGTTTAACTGAAGAAGAACGTGCAGCCATGGCAGCTGCCAATGAGGAATAATGTATAAAGAAATATATCTAATGCTTACAGAGGCTTGTCCTAATAGATGTGAGTATTGCTACATCAAAGGGCGAGATAACCCTGCAACAATGACTTTTGAACAGATAGATCAAATTATACAAACAGAAAAGCCTTCGAGGATTTTATTCTTCGGAGGCGAACCTCTTCTTTGTCTTGATCTTATCGAAAAGACTATGGAGAAATACTATGGAAAACTTAAATTCCAAATAGTAACTTCTACTGTAGTTAACTTTAAAGAATTTATCGATCTTAATGAGAAATATCCTATGAATGAGATTCAATTATCATGGGATGGTTTCGCAGATAAGAATCGAGTTGATACATGTGGTAAATCTATTGCTTCTAATGTATATCAAAATATATGGTATGCTATTGAACGTGGGTTAAAATTCGATATCAAATGTGTTATTGGTAACGAAAACGTTCATCTTATGGAAGAGATCCATAAACAATTTATGGAATTCAAGAAATATGGTGTATCTGGTGAGTTCGTTGTAGCTCATAGATCACTATATACTGATAACTTCCTTGAAGTATTTAAAGAGCAATATAAGAAGACCTTTACATTAGATAAGATGTATATGGATCATCTTAATAGAATCATTGCAGTTATGCAAAATGATAGATACTTTGGTTCTTGTGATGCTGGTAAATATAAAGTTATCACTCCAAGTGGGTGGGAATCTTATTGTACAGCATTATCCCAAGAAGATAAGAAGTTCGGTGATGAGTTACTTCAAAAACCATGTAAGAATCCTAAGTGTGATGATTGCAAATGCCGTTGTATGTGTGATGGTGGTTGCCGTTATGAACGTTACTTAGAATTTGGTGATGAATGGGAATATAACTTCCTTGAATCTACTTGTATCATGATGCACGTATACTATGACACAATCAAAGAATGGTTAGACTCTTTAAATGAAGAAGAGACTGAACGTTTATATGAAATCATTCAACGATATAAAGCTTACCAAGCCGAATATCACTCGGAGGTGGAATACTAATGCTTAACTACGTTCCTGAACGAATATATGAAGTATTAAAAGATGAACCTAAGTTTAATGAACTAACTGAAATCATCACTGACCGTTTCTCTAAACTAAGTACATTACTCGATGTAGTTATGTTTGATACTAATGCAAAAGCAGACAAAGAAATCTATGACTACTACGTTAATACTCTAACTGAATTAGTCAATGAGAAATGTCCTGAATATGCATTACAATTACACGTTACTTTAATGCAATCTGATAAGAATGAGTTATTAGGATACTATGATGATCGTCATAAATATGATGCTGAGACTACAATGTATCTTTTATCTTATCTAATCAATTGCTCTTATGATGACTATACATTCCCACAATTCCAAAAGACATATGTGGAAACTTATGAAGCTACACCTATTGAAGTACGTAATAAGTTCTCTGATTATATTCATCTTAAATATATCAACTCTAAAGTTGAACGTTATGCTATGTATGATGCTCCAAGAGATGGTACTTATTTGATTAAAGTAATCGATCTATTGAAAACTCTATATGAGACTTTCAAAGATATTGTAAACGATATCAATATTCTTAAATATTGCTTTATTGAAATCTTAGACCACTCTCTAACTAATGCATTCAAGTTTGTAGATAATGATAAACTTATCTATAAAGCGGTTCAACAATTAGAGATCCCAGAAGAGTTCGAAAATGGCGACTTTAAAGGTACTTCTATTAATGAACTTGGTATCTTAGATAAGAAATTTGAATTAGCTGTAGCTTCTCGTAAATGGGTAGATGCTATTCAAAAGTATAATGATGTATTAGACTGGATTGAATTAGCTTTACTTCATCCAGAAAAACTATATCGTACTCTTATTATCTATGATAAAGTTATGGCACCTAACTTCTGTGCTATCTTACGTAGATATGTAAGATTATCTACAGAATTCTTTAACCGTGCTGGTGAAAGAGAAATCAATCTTAATCCACAAGATAAAGAGTTTATCTTAAAACCAAACTATGAAGGTCTAGAAGTTTCCAATTTGGAAACAACTCTATCTTTCAACCGATTAACTAAACACATGGATGATTGGTTTGAAAATAATGATATCTCTCTAATGGCATTTAGAGCATGGTACTATAATATCTATAAGAATGGATTGAATGAAGCATATGTACAATTGTCAGAAGACTAATATAAAATCTATAGAAGACTTTACATTATCAACTCTGGAATTAGACGTGGCGCAAGTCTGTAATATGGCTTGCGCTTATTGCTATCTCAGAGGAAACACTAATGAACCACAAAAGTTTGACCGTTGGAATGACTTATATGAGTTATTAAGAAACGTTAAACTAGCAGATAAACTTACTATTGGTCTAACCACTGGTGAGTTATTCTTAGATGAGACTGTAGAATATATTTATAACTCAGTGAAGAAGCTTAATAAGATTAATAGATTCTCTGATACTGAGATATTGTATAGACTATACTCTAATGGATCTAATGCAAAGAATATAATTGATATCTTTGACTATATTGGATCTAATAAGACTATGATTAGTATATCTTATGATGGTACTAACTCTACTAGAGTATTTAAACCAAATAGAGATGCAGATATTACTAAACAACTAGAAATCTTAGCTGATTCTAGATATAGTGATAGGATTATCATACGATATGCATTGCATAAGAATATTCAAAATATGTTTGATACATTTAAGTTCATCCATGAACTTGGATTCAAAAATATTGAATACTATACAGTGAATAACTATGATAGATATAGAGATCAAGATTATATCGATGAGTTTATAAGTCAATTAGAAAAGACTCTAGATTATTTCGATGGATCTGATTTTAAGATCTATAATATCAATAAGTATAAAGAGCTTAAGACGCCTAGACGCTTATGTGAATATGGATCATCTTTAGCTATAGATTTATATGGTAGACTTACCATGTGTCCATTATCTTTTGGTGGTGATGTTATTGATGAGACTACTATTGACTTATCTGATTATAAAAATCTACCTGATCTGTATAACAAATTCCAAAGGGAATTCATTATAGATAGATCTAAATTAGATTGTGCAACCTGTGATAATCAGCTATGTGAAGAATGCTGTTCATTTAGATCTATTCCTAACAGTGAGAATAGGCTATATCAACAATGCAATCTTAGACATGCTGAATTAGCAGTTTATGATAAATTATATAAGGAGTCATCAAATGTTTGAAAGATTTGATGCATTAGTATATAAAGTCTCTGAGTATTGTAACTTAGATTGTGTTTATTGTTTCCAAAAGCACGATGTTAAAGAACGTACTAGAGGCTTTACATACTTTGATGAATTAATTAAGTTACTTATAACTTTACCATTAGCTGATGACTTTGAAGTCAAAGTTACTGGCGGTGAGTCTAGTCTTCACTGTGATAAGATTAGACAAGACTATAAGAAGTTTAAGAAATTAGAGCGTTATAAAGAGACAACTATCAATATGACGACGATTTCTAATGGTAGCAATATAGGTGGTCTGATAGACCTCTGGGATGACCATATTTTAGATCCATGGAGTTGTAAGATATCCTGGGATGGTATATATAGTGCATCAAAATCAAGAAAGCCAAAGAATATTGGAGTTTTCAATGATGATTATTTCAATAAAGCTATTATTGAATTGGGTAGATCGGATTACCATGATAAAGTTCTAGTTCGTACTGCATGTACACCTGATACGATTGATAATCTATATGATGCATATAAATTTGCATTAGATAACGGTTGTTATAAGTGGGAGTATTATCCTTTGTCGGACTGTGATTATTATAAAGATCCAGACTTCCTCAAGAAGTTTGAAGAACAGCTCTATTATATCTTTGAAGAGAATGCTAGAGAAGAAAATGATGATAAACTAGTTGCAAATGTCGACACAATGTTGTATACTAAATATGCTGGGGTTAAAGATAAACTTCGTGCTATTAGTTGTCGACATCTAGGTCATTTCCTCCACGTTGGTATAGATGGTTCATTATATCCATGCGGATATTTCTCTGATGATGCATTCTATGAAAACCAAACAGTTAAGATTGGTGATGTATTCACTGGATTATATCCAGAGGTAATTGAATCATTCTCTAAAGAGTATAGTCAAACTCCAATGTGTAGTATCTCTGAAGATGATGGTTGTAAGTGTTATCATTGCTTTGAATGTCCAGCTGTAAGCAAATTCTATAAGAATAACTTACAGAATAAAATGAGACAACAATGTGCAATGAGACATATTGAGTCTAAAGTATTCAATGATGTCTATAAAGACTACACTAATGATAAAGAACGAATAGTACGAAATTTCTCATACGCTGGCTTCTAAAACATGTAAATATGAGTTTGGGTTAAACTCTATAGAATTTAATATGTAAAAGGAGAATTAGTATGAGTACTACTAGAACTTTTGTCAAGAGACAATCTATTAAAATGAAAGTTTTTAGAGTTGTTAAAGCACTCTTTAAACCAATCTATATTTTGAAGGCTATAAGAATCCTTTTAACTATTCTTATACCTAAGAAAAAGAAATAAACTATTACCCCATAGGAGTTTTATCTCCTATGGGGTTATTTTAACATTTAGATAATCATAAAAGGAGGATTAAACTATGGCAAAACTTAGAGATACAGCCGTTAAAGATAACTTAAATATTGCTGGTAGTGTAGTTGCTAATGGTAAAGTATTATCCGTTGAAGGTCATACACATACACCAGCAAACATTACTGGTTTAGATACATATATTAATCAAAAAATCCAAGCTGCTAGTGGTACTGGTGGAAGTGGTACTCCTGTAGCACCAAGTGGAGATATTAATGCTAAGACACTAGATAGTCATCCAGTTAGTGATTTTGTTTTGAAGACTGAAGCTTCTGGTAGTATAGTATATTCATATTCAAAAATTGTAAACTTTACATCCAATTCTATGATGATAACTATTCCTGAATCATTTGGTGACTATTTAATAAAAATAACAGATTTAAATTCAGAAAAGTATCTTAAAAATGATACATTTTTTGGTAAAGTTATTAAATTTACAAATTTTCCTGATATATATGGATATTCGCAAAAAACTCCTATATGGGGAGCTAATAGTAATAAAATTGCAATATATGGTATTATTCCGAACAGTAATAAAATAAAGATAGAAGTCTATTCTAATAGACCAATAACTCAAGAAATTGATATAAGTAGTACTATTGTAGGTTCATTTAATTATTATTTCTTTATTGTAGATAAAAGCACATATAGCCATCTAGGTTATAAAATTCATGATGCAAATGTTAATCTAGTTACTCCACCAAAACTTATAAAGGTATCAAATAATACCCCACATCAATATAATAATTTATGTATATATGGTGATACTAAGATCGTAGATTTAGACAATAATATAACTTTTAGAGTATATAATAGTTCTATTTATTCATACAATCCAAATAATATTCCATTAGTTGCTGAAAGAGCGTATGGTCTTGGTGGTAAGATGATATATTATGTTAGGGGACTATCAAATAATATTGTAGTTGTCCATCAAAACGGATTTGTTTATTATACTGATCATACTGCATCACAAAATGCTAATATAACTAAGGATAGCGACGATAATGCTACATCTGAATTTAGTATCGTTAATGTAAAGAAGATATTAGGATCATCTTCATCTGGAGATGTAAATATATCTGCCACTATTAATGGCGTACAATTTGATGGTAAGACTAATATAACTACACCGGCAAGTAAGCTAATCACTCCAGTTCATATTAATGGTGTAGAATTTGATGGATCTCAAGATATAACTATCCCAGCACCAACTAATGCATTAACTTTAGGTGGATTAGATTCCAGTCAATATATTAAAGCAACTGATGTTGGTAATGCTGCTGGTAAGATTCCTAAATTTGATAATGATGGATTCTTAGTATATCCAGATGGTTCTAAGGAGCGGATTGAAAATGCCTAAGCTTAATAAAGTATTAGCAGTCTATGATAGAAATGGTAATCGTCAAGCAATCCCTCTTTATAGTTCTCTAAGTGATGTAAATAACTTAGGACGCCATATTAAAGTAGCTGGTATTGGCGATGCTTACTATCCATTGACTGAAAACTTATCTCATGCTAACGCATCTAAGAAGACTGTAATCATTGGTAATAAGACTTATAAAGCACTACTTACTTTAGATGAAGTCCCATCTAGAGGAATACGAACCATATTAGATGCATTAGATTCTAATGGATATATATCTCCAGAGAATTCTAAAAAAATAGAAAATATCGACCGAAGTGTTGGTGGTGTAGTTAAGATCAATCATAATGATAATATGGATGACTATAACTTTGCTGATATGTTTAGTAACGGTACAGTAGTTAAGTTAGATGACTATTCTGATAAATCAAAGAAAATTGATTATTTAAGTTTAATTAAATTTAGTGATAGTGATATAGAAATGACCTATGAAGTACCAGTAAGTGCATTATTATATTCACCATCGAGTCTAGATTATACTGGTAAATTAACAATATTAATGGCTGATAGCTATAATTATGCAATTGATTCTTTATTTAGTGGTCCGATAGTACTTAATATGCATGGAGATATTCAATTCTTAGGCAAATATACTGATGCAATGATAAAGAGAATGTTAATTAATTCGGCTAATAGTCATCTTACTACTAATGAAATTATAACTGGTCATAGTAGCCATATAAATAAAATCAAACTTGGCACTGATACAATTGATCCATTAGCTAGTGGTTCTTATAATACTATTGAAATATCTGGTTGTGATATTAATGAGTTAAGTAATTGGAACTTCACTACACTTGTATATCAAAATCCTAGTGACGCTACATGTAATACATTCATAGCTCCAGTTATTAAGTATAATGAAAGTAACATAGATTATTTATTTAGAACTGGTAGAGATACAGTTAGAGATAAGTCTGTATTAACTGGAAACTCAAATAGATTTGATAAATTCTATGTGGTGATGAATCCTACAAGTAAAAAAAATGCATCATCTGACCCAGCATTATTAACTTATCAGTTTAATATCATTGCTCATGATACCACAGGAGCTAAAATTGAATTAGCTAAGTTCTATATCATTGCTCCAGTTATTAAAAATATAAGTAGTACTGATTATGCAACTGCAGTTGCATCTGAGAAGACTACTATAACTGATGGCGATATTATTGCAGTTGATTATAATAAATTTAAAGCTGGAGTAGTTCCTAGTGTTAAAGTTATATTCGGTAATGATATTCTTCATACTTTATTGATAACTCCAGAAGTGGACGAGAATACCTATAATCTATATTATAATATAAGAACTATTAAGTCAGATATTCTCGTTGATGGTAAAGCTAAATCTCGTACATTGATTTGTAATTTAAAAACAGGTCAATTTGATAATATTAGTAAGTATCCTGGAACTGATAAACCATCATTGAATTTTACAGTAAATAATATGCTTAATATTAAACAGAATTCTAAATTTACTGATCAGTATCCATATAATTTCATGATACTATCTACAGATCCATCTATTAAAGATACTTTATTAGATAATACTGATTTATTCTTATTCAATGTATTTAATATAATGAATGAGCCTGGATATAATCAGTCTTCAAATTGCGTATATTATCAAAAGTATATAAGTGAATCAGATGCTAGAGATTTTATGTCTATACTTATGAGATCAAGAGATGAAAATAGATATACTCCATTAAGTTTAACTGAGATGATATAAAATATTCCCAGAAGAAGTTTAAACTTCTTCTGGGTTATATATTATTAAGGTGATTCATATATCTTATATTTATTTTAAGGAGGAAAAGTATATGAAAATTTTTAGCGTATGTGCAAGAGTAGACTATCAAGGTCAAGATGTTATCGACTTAGGGCTATTTAAGTCTTCTAAAGCTGCTTTATTAGCAATGAAAACATTCATCGATGAACATGTTCGAGCTGCTAATAAAATTAGTGTAGAGCTATTTACCTTTAGCGATAACACTTTGAATCAAGATGCTAGTCTTCCATATACGACTACTGATCTTATGTACAATCCTAGTACTAAGAAGTATGATGATCTAAATCCAGTATTATTTGTATAATACTGGTGGGAGGGAGAATTTATCTCCCTCCTTTATTTTTTTGTAAAAATATCCCCATAGGAGTTGAGCTCCTATGGGGAATAATTTTTTAGTATTTAATTAATGGATATAAATTAATATGATCTGGGTGAATAGAATTCCCTCCAGTGTATACACTAGAAGATCTAGATGCATCAAATTTTAATTTTTTACCATAAGTATTTCTTCCAAGTTCTAGAGATTGTGCAGTATTAGCTGTTACATCTGTATCTTTAACAAATGCACCAGATGCACTTTCAATACCAATTATCCCATCGGTGCGAATTGCCATTTCACCAGTAATCCTAGGAGCACTAGAAGAAGCGAATTTACCAATATCATCAGCATCAACATCTGCCTTTAAATATACGTATCTATAATTTGGTAAGAAGAATTTATCAGAACCAGATTTTCTAAATAGACCACGTTTATTTGTATCAGTTGTCCATAGACCATTATTTTCTGCAAAGTCATAAAGTCTAGGATATCTAGATTTTGCAACTTCTGCACCATCAGCTACTACATAGCCATTAGCTTTATATGGAAGTAAAACTAATTCACCAACTAAATGAGCATCATCTCTATCAAAGTATTGTACTACGGAATTACCTTCCAAGTTAATAACTGCACCGATAATAATACTATTACTACTTAATGTACGAGCATTATTATCATTCACAGCAACTGCATTATTAGATACAACTTGATATGCTTTACCTTGATAGATGAATTTTTCACCTTTAGCGAAAGTTGCACCATTAGTCCACATTCTATATCCGGATTGCAATTCTATATATCTAACTAAATCGGAATTTATAGTATTGGCTACTTGTTGTTTAATATTATTAACGGTCTGAGTCAATGTATCTTTAGTAGTATTTACTAAGTTAGTTAAGCTAGTCTTAGCAGCCTCTAATGCATCAGAGTTAGCAAATTCAACCCAGTCATTGATATTAGAATTACCAACAGCAAATTTAACTTTTTTGCTTCTTGGATCATAACCAAATTGACCAGTGAAGCTAGGAGTCATATTAGTATTACCATGGATATTGAAATGATCCACAGAATCATAACTACCTCTACCATCAGAAATGAAGTATTGTGGTCCACCATATTTTAGTGATAGTCTACTACCTATAATTTGACCTCTAGTAGTACCAGTTTGCCATACATTAGTTCCAACTTCTTGGAATCTAACTGTACCGCCACCGCCAGTTTCATTAGCTGTATTCTTATTAACTGTACCATTCACATAGATATCACCATCAGTAGCATAATATACTGTAGGAATATTATTATCAACTACATTATTAGCTCCAGTTACATTTACACAAGATCCTTCAGCAGATCTAATCGCATGTGTAGCTTTACCAGAATAAGTACAGTTTTCTAATTGTACGTTAGCAGTGAATGCATCTACATGGAAGAAACTAAATCTATTATTTGCATTAATCTTATCAGCTAACTTACTATTCATATTCATAAATCTACATTTGATAAACTTAGCAGCTGCATTAATAATTTCAATATTAGAGAATGCACTGATATCTCTAATATATTGATCACTCAATGCACCAATATCAAATGTAATATTTTCAAATACAACTTGATCAGAGTTACTGATATAAATTGCAGGTAAGATTACAGGTTCAGTACCACCATTTATTACACGTACTTTACCTTTAAGACCAATGAATTGAAGTCTTTGAGGAATATTATACTCAGGATTAACAAAGTTATAGTTTCTAGCATCATCAACGTAGTTACCAGGTGCGATATTAATAACGATTTCTTTCATATAATCCATATGAGCTAATCTTACCGCATCAGATAAATATTTAACTGGAGTTGCTTTATCACCAGTGAATACATCACCAGTATAATCTTTATTTACAAAGATTTGACCGTTAGCCTCTGTAAGTTGATAAGCTACATTATCAGGATATGCTCTAGTTAATTTATTATTATAAGATACACTATCATTATCTGCTTTATAAGTAATATGGATATCTTCAGATTGATTACCTAAGAGATATACATTAGCTCCCATATCAAATAGATTAGCTTGATAGTTGAATCTTAATGCATCTGATGTAATTTGATATCTGTTTGCAGTTACTACAGCATCAGTTGGATTCAATTTCTTGAAAGACCAAGGCATATTAGTGATAGAATGATGGTTAGATTTAAGCAAATCTACATTAGCTGGTAATGTAGGAGCAAATCTATTCATCATAGCAAGACCACCATCTGCTTGAGTTACAAAGTTACGACCAATATAAGATACAGTTAAACCGATACAAGTATTATTGTAGTCGCCGCCCACCCAATCAGCATTATGAAGTCTAATATCATCTTCGCTATTATTATGGAATAATAATGTAGCGCCATGGAAATCTTCTTCCCCTGTAGGAGCTGGAGTCATTCTAATAGCATTTTGGTCAGCTACAGTCTTATGAGAGTTATACATATCTCGAAGAGATTGAGCTGGCATACCAAATGTACCAGGAATACCATTAGGATATTTAGATACATCTTGTACATACACTTTCTCAACTAACTTCTCTTTCATTAATCTGATAGCATTACCATAATGATCTTTATGCCAATGAGTGATTAATAAGAATTCAAACTTAGTGATATTATTTTCTCGCATAGTAGATTTGATAGAGTTTATACCACCATCACCAATGCTATTATTAAAACAGTCAATAATAAACCAGTATTTCTTATCAACACCGACAATAGTACAATCACCGATATCTTGTTTATCTTGATCTCCTTCTTGACGAGGACCAAATTTAGGGAAGATAACGTCTAAAGATTTAGCTTGTGCTACTTGGGAACGTTTCTTTAAGTCTTCTATTGTTTCACCAAGAGAACGAGTTAAGGATTCAAAGTCTGGACGTGTAATAGTAACTTGAGAGTTATTAGTTGCACGAGAACGAGCTACTTTATAAACTACAATTTCAATTACATCACCTTTATCTGCAGTATAACCTACAAGAGAGATACTTTTAGATTCAGCAATGAATTTATAGTTCTTACCTTGGATGAGTCGTACACCATTATGGAATACTTCTAATCTATCCACTCCAGGATCATAGTTAAGTGTATCAAATCTGAATACATTTTCACCATCAGCTAATACTGCATAGGAATATGTAGTACTATCGATTAGGTATGGTAAACCATTAGTTACATAGAAGCGTTCAGAGATATAGTCATACTGTAAGTATAATTCATCTCCAGCTTGAATTTCATTAGCTTTAGCTGGTTCGAAACCAACAAAGATTGGAATAGCTTTACCATCAACTCTAAGAGTTGGATTATTACCAACATTAGCATGGAAACGTACACTGATTACATTACCATCAAGTAATTTATACTCATTAGGTAAAGTTGTACCCATATTAACGTTATCATCTTTAGTAACGCATCGAGTAATAATACCACCACGGTCTAATAGCGCATTCATTTTGTCATAAAGACTTTTAACTGCTGCACTAGAAGCTACAGATGTAGTATCATTAGATGTATAGCTATGGCTATACTTTTGCATTCTATCGATAGGCACAGTACCTTTATTGAGATATGCACCATCGATATAGTTCATAGTCTCAAGTTTAGGAGCATGTGCATTATAGATGAAGTAGAAGTTGATTGTACGACCAGCTTCGACTTCTTCTTGGAATGTGATTTGATTAGCTTCAATAGAGTAACGGTTAGGATAGATTTGAAGAGTACCAATAAATACTAAGAGCATATTAGGTTGATCAAAGTATCTTTCAAATGGTACTGGGATATCAAATGTTTTACCTTTTTTAGTTACTACAATGGAATCAAATGCAGAAGCAATATGAGAGATTTGTCTAACTTTAGCTTCTAAAGTTTCACCATCATCAGTGTATACTTGAGAAGCAATAGTCATAGGAGCATATCGTTCTTCACCTTTAACTAAGGTAGTTGGAGTTACATTTTTATAGTCACCTAGGAAACGTGTAATTTCAGTAGTAGCTACAACATTCTTCCAGGCGCCAGTCCAAACATAGAATAATTCAGACTCTTTAATATAGTAGATAAGGTCAGTACTTACTTGATCATTATTAGATAAACGATATCGTTCAGTATCAGTATCTACTAACTTAAGTTTATTAGTTTTAAAACGGATGTCATGGGCTACATCATAGAATACCTCATTAGTATCCGTAGTGTAGGTAAATTGACCCTCCGAAATTGGCACCTGAGCAAGATGAGCTCGTTCAGTAGCCAAATATTTTAAAGTTGCCATGTGTAAGATACCCCTTTATTAAATAGTATTATCAGTTGCAAGATCTTTACCAATCATACCAGCGGCTACTGAGTAGAACCAGTTTACGCCACGGTCATATGTAACAAGACGAACCAATTGAGCTTCTTTATTTTTACTAGGAATGATACGTCTAGGAATTTTAACTTGAACGCCATCTGCTCTAGTAATGAAGATATTGATAGCATTTGTACCAATATTTTGAGGATCCAAAATAAGGATAATTTCTGCTGTAGCTTTATCTAAACCTACAATAGCGAAAGATGGATTAGGACTATCCAAGATAAAGTTATATACTCTATCAGGACGGATTACTCTATCACTACCACCTGCTAAGTTAACTCTAGGTTCTTGAGGCAAGTTTTCTTTACCAGTATTATAGTTTTCCAATGCTTTAACACGAGGTAATGGATCTTCTGCATTAAGAAGACCAGTTACTTTAGCATTAAGTTGAGAGAAACTATTAGTCAAAGTATTAGTTGTAGACTCAAGATTAGCAATATTAGTTGTAAGGTTAGGAATACCTTCCAAAGATTGAGTTCTAGCTTTAAGGTCAGTTAAAGTTGGACCAATATTAAGAGATTCAATATTGTCCAAACGACCTAAGATGCCAGTACGGATTTGAGTATTCTCATTATTATAAGTTTTAAGAGAACCAATCTCTTGGTTCATATTAGTAAACTTAGTTTCAGTACTATCGGATAAATTATTCAATCTACCATTCAAAGTATTGATAGAAGTGCTATAGTCTTCACCTTGCTCTAAGTTAGCAATACGTTGTTGTAGAGCTAAGATTTTAGAGTTAGGATCACCTAAAGCTTTAAGTTCATTAACTTTACCTTCAAGGGTATTTACTCTTGTACCATAATCTTCACGAGCTTCTAAGATAGTAATCTTATTACTTAACTTATTAAGCTCTAGATCAGCAGCATTTTTAACACCAGTAATCTTACCAGTGAGAGTATCACTAGTAGTACCGATCAATGTATTCAAATCATCTAATCTACGAGTAGCAGCATCGATATCACTACGTAATACTGGAAGATTAGAGTATTGATTAGCTGTAAATTTAACTGCAGCTACATCATCTTGAAGTTTCTTAAATTTAGCAGCATCAGGTGGAGCTGTTTCTTCTAAGTGACGTACACGTTCTACGATATCAGTATCTGTACGTTGTACCCATTTAACGATATTACCATCTTTAACTGGGTAAGTATTATTAGCAGCATGACTGAAACCATTGATTTCGATAGTACCAGCATAATCCACAATAGAATCATTATCGAATGTAATTTGCGGTACACGATATCTCTTAACAGGTTCATCAACAGTTGTTAGATTATATTTAGAAAGCTGTTTAATATAACCATCCAAGTTTACGATACCAACGCCTTCTACGTTGAACGTATAGCTAGATAGGTCTACATTCTTTTCAACTTCTTTTAGAATATTTCTTGTTATATCAAATATAACAGATTTATCTTCGGCGGAAACTACATAGAGTTTACCAGTCTTATAATCAAATAAGATTTCTTTTTTCTCAGCCAGGAAGCGAGAATTATAATCTAATGCTATAAGAGGAAGACGAGTCCCTTTATAGTTAGAAGTAGCCATATTATACCTCCTTGCGAATATGTATTTTAATTACATTAATGTTCAAAATATAAGCGGATAGGGATTTTGACATCCCTATCCGGTATATATTATTCTCTGATTACATTAGATGCATCAAATATATTTGTTTGGAATAGATTATCTGTTTCATTTTCATCAACAGCAATCTTAGGTAATTCTTTAAGGAATACTGGAGTATCACGTTCTTCAATAGCTTCTTCTTCAGAAACTACATTGGATACACTAGGATCACCTGCAAGTTGGTCTTCAGTCATTTCTTCATTTAGACCAGTGTAATCAATATCAGGGTTATTGATATGAGTTGCATCTAAAGCATTAGACAAGTATACGTTAGTATCAACGTTAGTTAACAATACTTTATTATTGTAGCTCAAACCAAGTACACCACCAAATTCAGATTCAGCTTTATTTAAAGTCATATCAGTCTTGATAGCATTTCTGCCAACTCTGATAGTATAAGATTTACCAGGTTCTACTTTAATATAAGAACTTGTTTCTGGTGCAATAGAGGATACTGCTCTAGAAACGTTTACGCCATTGATAAGCATCAAGTTAACTCTATTACGGTTTTCAGGAGCTTTACTTGAGTTAATAGCATTTTCATCATTTCTATCTACAATACCGAACTCAGTTACACCACAACCATACATAGTACCATTACTACTATAGTGGATTTCATTACCATCATTAATAGTATTGGCAACTCTGGAATCATATTCATTAGTAAGTCTATCATAGAAAGTACTTAACTCCACAGTTTCAATATCACCAAGTTTAGGAACTGGTGCTACAGAGAAGTTTGTACTACCATAACCACAGAATTGGAATGCAGCTGGATATCTTTCAATATCTTCAGTAGTTATCATCTTAGTATAGCCACTACATAATGTAAGAATAATTTCACCTACATTGTCTGGACAGATCCAATATTCTTCACCAGGTTTAGTAAAGCTTTGATTGAATTGTAAGTTGAAGTCATCGCTATACATTTCTTCTAAGCTATTAACAAATGTATCTGGTTTAGTTAATGTATCACCTTTATAGAAGATAGGTGTATTATCACGATCAGAGTCAAAGTCAATACGATATTTCAAATGATATTGACTAATATCTGTATCAGCTGTAGTATAAGCAATATTGATGAAACCATTTTGAGGAATAGTTAACTTATATTTCAAGCCAGGATATACTTTAACGTTTCTAATGATTTCTTTTTGATAGAAGTAACCAGCATTAAGTCTACCTTTAGAGTCATCAGTTTCAGTTTTACGTAAAGGTTTCATAGCTGGAACGAAATCATTAACTTCTGGTAATCCACCAATAGGTTTCTTATAGATTGGTTGACTAACTAGGTTAAGATCTTTACCAATATTTTCATCAATATAAGCTGCTACATCTGTAGGTAAGATATAGCTTACTTCACCGAATTCAATATCTTTAGCTCGTAGATAACCTAATGTATTTACTGCTGTACCAATAGGTCTAAATCTACTGGAAGAAGCAATAGTCTTAAGCTCTAACATAGTTACATCTTCAGGGCAAGTAAATGTATATTTACCAGGAGCAATATACTTATTAACTGTAGTAGCTAAGCTGTAGATGGATCTATTCTTAAATGTACTTGCATCATAAGTATATACAAATGGTAATCCTTTATTGATACCATGAGATGTATAGTGAGTTCTAATAATATCATTAATGATAGCTTCTTGAGAAGTATCTGGGACGATATATTTTTCAAGATCTGTTACGTTGTTATAGATATTGAATAACTTATTGATATCTTCATTAGATACTTGGTTCATAATGATATCGTAGTCAGAGTTAATATCTTTATACTCAGCTAATTCTGGAATAGACGGAGTATAGTCTAATACCAATGTATTGAATCGTGTTTGAACGTCAGATTTCAAACGAATGATATTATTCGCAACGTTCATGATATTATCTTTATTGATCTTCTTACCATTGATAAACATGAAGTAGAGTTTATTATTCAATAGATGATCTAAGTCATTTCTATTCAAGTATAAGTATCCACGTTCATTAATCATTGGATGTTGAACATCTTCACGTTCTAAGCTTCTATTGCTTTGGTTAGCAATGTAGAAGTATAAGAATGATAATGTTTGACCAGCTTTCAATGCATCATTATAGTTTCTTAGAGTAATCTTATTCAAGTCTTTATCTAAGATATAACGAGAAGAATCAATGAAAGTTTGATTAGCAAATACCATCAAAGAGTTACCAAGTTTAAGATAGTTCTCAAATGGTAATGGAATATCAAATTCAGTTTGACCATCTACTACCGCATCAATATCAATTACTTCTTTAGCAATTACCATATAGTCAGAATCTGCTAAAGTAAATGTAACTTGACGATCAGTTGTAGTGATAACACCATCATCAATGAATGTAATAGTATTCACTGTCTTAGAGATAGTATATTGAGATTCTCTGATAAATGTACTACCAACAGTTACGATGATTTTCTTATCCATAAGCATAGAGTCAGCCCATGGAATATTAAATGTACGTTGACCATTTTCAGTACATGGTACAGATTCAGTTACAAACTTAGTATACTTAGAGTTATTAACTACACCACCAATAGTTGCAGTCTCAGAATCAATATTTTCAGTGTATACAAAGATGAAAGTAACTGTACGTCCTTCCGTTACGGCATCTTCACGACTTAAGAATCGTAAGTCATTACCAACTACTTCATAACGACGGTTATCAATATAAGTATCACCAATTACGCAGAAGAATTTACCTGTCTTCTTATCGAAGTCATGTAATGCTTTAGGTAATTTAAATACAAGTTGACCATCTTGCTCTGCAAATACTTCTTCAATAGCAGTCTTAACAGATACATTTCTACCAGTAATGAAATTGAATACTAATTCTTGACCCATATCTAAACCATTAACTGTAAGCAATTCTACAGTATTAGCTTTAGTATCAATATAATACTCAGCATCGTTCAAGAATACACCATTTCGGATTAAGAAGAAGCTGTTTTGATCTTCAAAATACTTAGCATATGGTAATGGAATAGTAAACTTAAGTTGATTATTCATTGTAGCTCTAACAGATACTGCAGAAGTACCAACTTTATTCTTTTGATCTGGATAGATGAATACAAAGATCAATGCAGTACCCACATCAATACCAGTATCTTGGTCAAAGAACTTAATTTGTTTAGTACCTTCCATGATTTCATATCGTTTAGGGTTTACATAGATACCACGATATGTAACAAAGAAGAATCCTTCAAAGTTATCTGGGTAAGGAATATCAAATGTTAATTGATTATCTTTAGTAGCGATAACAAATTGAGGATCAATATTCAATACATCATCTTCTTTAATACCACCATATGGATTAGCTTCGATCATTTCACTATATAAGAATACGAAAGTAATCTCACGTCCATATGCAACGTAATCTTTAGGATCTTTAAATACAACAGTACGTCCAATTACATTATATCTGGATTGATCAACCAATACAGAGCCACGTAGTAATAGGAAGCTGTTCTTATTCAATAAAGAAGATTTAGATGGGAATGGAATAGCAAACACTGGTTGTTGATTTACAGTAGCTCTTACTGTAACAACATCAACACGGTTTGTTTTACCAATATCTGTATAGTTAAAGTCATAAGGTAAATAGAAGATATCTACTCTATCACCTTTCTGAGCAATACGACGTAGATGAACACATACTTCAGTAGCTGTATTCTCAACTTCAGGGACAATAACTCTATACATATCCTTACTTAAGAGACGACCATTGTGGAATACAGCGAATCTATCTTTATTTAAGCAAGGGATAAAGTCTCTACCAAAGAAGTAACGTACTGTAGGTTTAGTAATATTAAAGTGCTGATATTTAAACTGATTCTTAGCAGCCATATAAATGGTCTTACCATAATAAGCTGGGTTAGTGAATGTAACAGTTTTATTATCTTTATCTAAAGTATACTTAACGTCATAGATAGTACGTTTATTAAATGGGAGTTCTTTATAGATTTGATCTTCAGTATAGTTAGCAAATACCATTAGATCTTCATACTTGATGGTAGTGTTTTCGATAGTATTATTATCTTCAGTACACTCCACTTTCAAGTAGTTATTATTTACTCCAGTGAAGTAAGTGAATTCAAATTCATCATAGTCAATGATATCATTGATTTCTGCATCAGTAATAGGAATTTGGAAGTCATTATTAACGTATCTAATACGATCATATAAATCCCATAGTTCACCATTCTTATAGATGATTACAAATGTCTCTGGAGATTTATGATATCCTCTAGGAAGAGATAATACATTATTAGCAATCTGAGCTTTTAGTTCTTTACCACTAATAGATCTAGAATGAATCTTCAAACGTTTCTCATAGAGTTTATCAAACATAGAAGAATTGTAACGGATGATATATCTAATACCAGCATTTACATTATCTTCATAGTCAGTATTGTATTTATATTGGAAGTCAAAGTCACGACCTAGTGCATTAACATCTAATGCAGGCATTTCATTCTCAGGTTCAGTAATAAGACTCTTCAATAAATCTTTATTTTCAGGAATAGTGATATTACTTCTATTATGATTAGTGATATCACGATAGAAATACTTAACTTGTAAGTCATAAGTTAATGGATCACCATTATTCATAGTAATGATATTAAGATTCTTAATATCAGGATCTATATTTTTATCAAATAGACCATTAGCCCAGCATAAGAAGTTATTCTTAGTGAGCTTATATTTAGCATCAAAGTCTAAATCACGGTTATCAACTTTACCACCAGCTAATACTTTAAAGAAGCCAGTCTCTAATTTAAGAGTAGATGTATCTAAACTATATACGATAGCACCAAATGGAGACAATTGACCATTTTCATCAAATCTGAATAATTCAGTATTTGGTTTAGGGATCTTTCTTGTCTCAGAATAGCTCATATAAGTGAATGGTAAGTTTACCACTTCAACTTTGTCTATATGTAAAGGATTAAGATTCTTAACTGTATTCTTATCACAAACGATATAAGTATATTTAGCATTACGTACTACTCTATAAGTAGACCATTTTACATGTCGACCATTTACAAATAGCATGAATGGATATACTAGACCTTCATTGACCGCATCAGTCATACGTTTATCGAAGTCAATAGTCTTCTTAGTTAAGTGATTAAGTCTATATCTAATACCAGTGATACGAAGTACATAACCTTCTTTCTCATAGGTTACATAATGTCGAACACCTTTAGATACATAGTAGTTCATTTTATCCCAACTAATATCAACTACCTCTGGGACGATACCTTTCTGCATCCCAGAGATATTTGTAGTAGAATAATTCTTAAGTTGATCAACGTAGTTATAAACTTCGTTATCGTGTAATTTCATAGTATTGACCTCCGACATCTAGAACTGTTTTAACATATTCAGGAAGTCCACGGTTAGTCACCTTTTCAATAGTAGATTGATTATTCAAATAGCATCCAATATAAGCATTAGTCATCATAGCAGAGAATGCTGGGAAGTATTCCAATGCAAATAGTGTAGATGGAGAGTACATTTTAACCCATGTAGCAATTACTACTTCAGTAGTTAATTTATGGAGTTTCAAAGAATCTCTAAGCATAGCTACAAAAGCATCTAAGTTCTTGAAGGAATCACGTTCCACATAGGATTCAATTAATTCAACTTCACGATCGGATATACGTGCAATTTGTTTAGAGAATGCTGTATTATTAGCATAACCATATTTAGGGTTATTGCTACCAATGATATTCTTAATGAAGTATTGGGAAGCAAGATACATAACACGGTTATGGATATTACTTACTGTATTCGTTTTGAATAAGTAGTTAATGATATTATTGAATAGAGAAGCAAATGCATATGCACCAGCTTTAACTAGATCGAATCGAGATACGATATTAGTATAGCCACCAAAGTACATCATGTTTACAGATGCTTCTAATAGATGAGCAACTAGTTGTTTAACATTGTTGCATTTATATTTACCACCTTCAAAGTCAATGATTTGAGTACAGTCTACATAGATCAAGTATTTACCAGTGCCACCTTTAATGTCTTTAGCAGTTAATACTCGAGTACTACGGTTTAATGGATGAGTACTTGTATAAAGTACAATTTGCTTAGATTCCATTGCAGAGATTAAGAAAGAGCCAACTTGAGTTTTCTTAACATCATAAGCAATATCAGCAAAAGCTTCAGAATGGACGTCGATTACTTTACCACCTTTGATAAAGTTTAAGACAGATTTTTCATATTCATCTTTATATTGGGAAAAGATAAAAGTCTCATTTATGAGTTTAAAGTTCAACTGAGCCATTATAATCCTCCTTCGGAAAGTATCTAAAATATTACTACAATGTTTAATTTGCAGGTGTATACACCCCTAGGAGACTTAACCTCCTAGGGGTGCAACTAAGTATGTTTATAACAATGGAGACACACATCTAAAATGAATACAAGAAAACACTGGCTGTCACTTTCTCATTATGATATATGTGTAATATAGCGGCGAAACTATATTACTATTAAGTTCTCTAAGTAATTCTTTAATAATGCCCAGACATATAGATACAAAGGAGGAGAATTATGTTTGAATCTAACCTAGATGAGGTACGAATAGGTACTTATGAGCATGGACAGAATAAAGTCCCTAGTGTGACTCAAGTACTTAGTCATATAAATGAAGACTATATCGCTCAATGGGCAAACTCATTGGGATTTAAAGGTATTGGATACCGTAGAGAATTAAATAGATATGCTGTCGAAGGAACTAAAGTTCATAATGAGATTGAGCATTTCTTAACTGAAGGATTATGCATGACAGATCCAGTAGATAAGACTATGGGATTTATGTCATTCATTCAATGGTTTAATGATTGTGGATATGAGAAGAATACTCTTATTGAACCAATCATGTTAGAAAAATCACTTATTGGTAAATACTTTTGTGGGACTATAGATGCAGTTATGAAAATCGGTAATGAAGTTCATATTGTAGACTATAAGACCTCAAGTAATATTGGGTATAAATATTTTATGCAATTATCTGCATACAAATATCTACTATCTAAAGTAGGTATTCATGCAGATAAGCTTACAGTATTACAACTTAATAAATATGAATCTAAGTATAAGCAGTATACTATAGATATCAAACAGAATGAGGAGTTAGTTGATAATCTATTTAATGGATTCATCAATACATTAAGCTCATTCAATAGTATTAAAGTATTAAGAGAGATTAAATCCTCAGAGTTTGGAGTGAAATAGTATGACATCTGAATTATTTGGAAATATAGCATTAGCATCAGCAATAACTGCTGGTATAATTGGAGTATCTGGGAGTGCGATCAAAATAATCGATCTTGAATCTAAGATTGGCGATATAGTATTATATATAGCTGCATTTTTTGCAGGTATAGCTGGATTAGCATCTATTATCTTCATTTGGTTAATCGCAGTATTTAAATATTAGAGGTATTGGTATGCTTTACGTATTGATGTTTAAAATAGCAGCAGCTTCACTTATAACTACATTAGTATTAGTTGTAATTACTCGTGGGTTAGATATAAATGATGGTATCAGTGTAACTATTGGTGGACTTGCATTAATAGTAACTTTATTGACATCCTTCTTGGCAGCTTGGATGTGGGTATTTAATATATAGGGAGTTTATAATGTTTTCTTATAAAGTAATGATAGTTTCTTTTGCATTATTTGTAATAGATGCAGCAGTTCTATATAGTTTCTATGGTGAAGAAGTTTTATCTAATAGAGAAGAAAGAGTATTGATTTTAGTAGAGAAGTTATCTGCTATTCTATTTGGTATTCTCTTAATATCTTTAGCTGCAACAGTTTGTCAATTATTCGGTTGGGTGTGATAAAATATGTTTAGTCCAATATTGGAGACATTTAATATACCACAGCTACAGAAGTTTATAGTGATATATAAAGAACTTCTTCATGAATATGACTCATGTCCTGTCTTAAAAAGTTTGTGGTATAAATATAAAATTTATAAATTAAGAAAGAGTATGTTTGCTTATATTGAGACAGCAGACATATATGAACTAATTGCGGGTATAGTTGGAATCCAACTAAACAATCCCCAAGATTATATCTTCTATATTAAGAATGATCCTACTGTAAGATATCAAATTAAACGTGTTCCAGGAAATGAATATGTCTTATTTGATATCACTGAAGGTCCTAAGAATGTAGCTATTACAGCTGGACCGGCTCATCATCTTCTTCTTAACAAAGAGATTGATGCTAAAGTTACATATACTCTATGGGTAGAACCTGGTAAAAGATATGTAAGCGAGTTCAATATCAATAGATACAATGATAATGAGATTGATAAGTATCTAGATCCAGCAATGGATCCTAAATTGAATACTCATAGAATGCTTAGAGTATGTATTAAGTATTTTATGGAATGGGTAATAGATAAATAGTTATATATTATAAACGTGATAGGATATCTAGTCCTATCACGTATTAATTTTATTCAAAGGAGACTGATAAAAATGACACAACTAAAGAAGTTAAGCAATAGAGACCTTACTCTATTGAGATCGGTGAAACAATTTGGACACCAGATAGGATATATGTTTAATATCATCCTAAGAGGTTATGATGGGGCTACACGGTATAAGTGTAGACAGAATCTTAGGATAGTGTTAGATGGTATTGATAAAAGACTTAGCTTATTCAAGTGCCAACTAAACCACAATGGAGGAGTTATTGTATCTTTCTATAATAACTTACCTAGAACTGTAGATAGTAGCCTTGGTTCAATTAGCATTAGCTATATCGATAAGAACAACAGTGAGACTTCATTCCGTTGGATGGAAGATTATGATATGCGATATGTAATACATATGCTATATAAAATTCGAAAGCGTCTTATTGATGTATATAAATTCGATAAGACTAAGCTCCCTAAGTTTAAAGGGAATGATCATACTGTTGCAGTATATAAATACGGTAATATCAACTATTTAGATTCTGAGTATCATCAAAAAGACTTTGAGAAGTATCTTACTATTTATAATTCTTTGATTGATAGTCCATTATTACAATCCTTCTATCCAGATATTAAATTTGAAGAAGGAGTTATGAAGTTTTATGATGGGAAATTGCTATTATACTACATTGATCCTAAAGAAAAGATGATAGTTAGTCTTGATGCATTTAATCAAGGACGCACTGGGTATCTCTTAATATCAAAGGAGTTAAATAGAGTAATTAAAAATATTAATAATTTAATTGATGGAGGTATTGCGTAATGAAAAAGGGTGTAACTAAGTATTTACCAGAAAGTGATTTAACAAGATTGCAATCTATTAGTGCTATTTGCCAAGATATTGGATATATCTTCAATAAAGTACTACGGTCTTATGATTCTAACGGCAGATATAAAGTAAAAAATGTATTGCATGATATGTTTTTAGATCCTAAATGTAGTATCCGTCTAGGTAAGACTAGATTAGGTATTAAGGATTCTGTACAAGTTCATCTTAATATTAAGAGAACTTTATTAACTAATACTGAAGAGTATCCTAATGAGGCTCCATATGTATCTATTAGATATCAAAATAGACTTAAATGTGCCGATGTATGTTTAAGTGATATTAGATGTCTTAATCTACTTACATTGATTCGTGAGCTAACTAATGTTAGAGATAGAATGGTAGAGAAGTTTGATATCGATAAATCTGAACTAGGTAAGTATAAACAATTACCTGCAATGATTATTAAAGATAACCGTGATCGTATCACTAGATACAGACATGGTTCTGATGTACAAGATACTTATGATAAATATATCTTTATTTATGATAAGCTATATACTAATCCAGATATAGCTAGAGCGTTAAAATACTTCAAAGTCAATAAACTTGAGAAGACTCTTGAGCTAGGATCTATTACAGATAGAGGATATCTATCTCCATCTAATAAAGTACTAGTAACTAATATCGAAAGTGATTATAATCGATATAAGACTCTATTACCAACAGTGAAAGAGATTAATAATATTATTAAGTTTATCAGATATAACGACCATGAATAAGAATAATAGCCAAGGATTTCTATGATCCTTGGTTTTATTTTTTTATTAATTTAAAGACATTCATATAACAAAGGAGGAGATGTGATGAATCTTTTAAGCAAAGTAATTGAGCAATTTAAGTCTAGAGATCTGTCTAATATCAAATATGACTATACTAAACTAGACATTGATAAAGCTAAGTTAGAATACTTAGAATCCCCTAATAGAACTATTTTAGATTATACTAACTATTTACGTCCTCAGAGTGATATATTCCCAGTTAAGACTGATGATAATCTAATCTGGTTATGTAGCTATCTATATTTATTTGATAAGGCTTCTCTATTTACTGAATTACATGATTTAGTTGAAGAGAATAAAGATCTTATCTTAAAGAAAGAAGTATTCATTGATAATGATAAGCATTTATGGTGGACCATAAATGAAGATTCATTCTTAAATGTTAGATATCAAGAGCATAATGCCAATGTACCTGGAGCAGTATTCTGGTATGGTAAAGAAGCTAAAGAAAAGCTATCTTTATTTATAAATAGAGAAGACTCTGATGCATTGATTATGGCTATTGCTCACTTCGTTTATATTAACGTAAAAGAAGGTAAACTATAATGGATAAAACTTACGCAGAGTTATTACAAGAGACTCTATCTAAGATCTATGAACTAAAAGATCTTAACAATAGAGATCGTGGCAAAGCTCTAACTATATTTATTGGGGAGAGACTGAATAGAGAACTCTTATTGAGTTCTGTTAATGTATTTACTCTATATAAAGACATAATCAATCTAGATGATGTATCTTTATTAGCCGAACTAAGACATACTGAATGGTATAGAGATTGGTTTACTAACGATAAAAGAAATTCTGATCTCATAGATCTTTCTAGATTTAACTTTAGAGTTTTAGAAAGATTTGAGAAAGAAGAATATCTTAGAGATGCTGAGCATTATGACTTTGAAGGAATCTCTGAAGTAGATTCCTATGATTTATTTGATACACTAAGAGAAGATAAAGATATAGAGTTGTTTAAATTAGCAGCTGAGAATATCTTAATCAATCATGGATTCTTCAATAGTACAGATTATAATCTATATGAAGTTCCAGATGAGTATATGAGCAACCAAGAGGTATGTCTGTATATGTGTCTTCTAAATACAGATAATCTAGACTTTATGGATAAGAAGACATTTGATAGTACCTTATTATATAATATCGTTAAGGATAGAATCTGTGGTTCTATCTACTTTAATATCTTTGATAGTCTAAGTGAGGATACTAGAACTCGTGCTAGGTAAACTTTATTTTAGCTATATATTATTTAGGTGATATCGAGGAATCGATATCCATCTGCTCTCCCTGGCAGATGAACTTCCTAGTGGTCTTGGCGGACCCCCCTAATACAAACACAATACAATCCAAACAAACAAAACCTCTCGCAATATTCTTCTCTCACAACCTAACGAGAATATTGCACATAAACTAAACACACTATAAACTATATCATAAACATTGAACGTGAAATATTTTATCAAAACCCGCCAAGACCACCCCTCTATTTTATTTTTTTAAGAAAGGAGATCAACAGATATGAAATTGATCAACCCTAACCTACTTTATTCTCGCTACGCTAACGGTTTAACAAAATTAGCAAAGAAAGTAGAAGAGGATAACTTTATTATTCCACAATACAAAGCTGGAGCCAATGGATGTGAGATTACATTCTCTGATGTAATTAAACCTAACCCAGGTCTTGTGGTATTTAAATTTATTGGAAGTAGCTGTGCAGTAGAAATTGCAGTTATTCCTGAATCTGATGATGTTGTATTCAACATCAAATCCAATTCAATTATTACTCATGAATCTTATCATGCATTGAATCTTATCTTAAGTATGATGCTTGATGACTTGGGTATTGAAAGTGAACGTAAATTAAGAACTAGTATTGCAAAAGTACTACGTTCCTCATTTGATCAGTTCACTGTAATTAAATCTTTTAAAAGATTCTCTACCGATCTTACTATTAAACGATTACTATCGATTGCTGATTACTTATCCACTCCAGGTAGTGATGTAGGTAATTTAAAAACACCTACAGCTTGGGTCGATGTAAATGGTAATACTATTAAGATCGGAGCTAAATATAGCACCTATATTACTTATGACGTTAAAGCTGGTATCGTTATCATTAACTCTGCATATAGCTTATCTAATAGCACAGCGATTAATGATGAATTCGATCTACTTGGTATCGTTAAAAGTATTCCAAAAGGTGGCAAATAATGGATAAAGCAGTAGACTTAATTAAAGTACTTCCAAAAGAGGATATTCCTCTCTTGGGAGAAATCCTAATGCAATATCTAGAAGAGACAGACAATAGTATCATGATGATTCATGGTACTATATCTCCATTCTTAATTGATATATTTAATACTATTCATTTCAATAAACTTCGAATTGAAGTCATTACTGATGATATATCTAATAAAAGAGCTGTAGTCATGTTTAATAAAGAAGCTACATTCGAAGTTAGATTTCTATTTGATGATGAAGTAAAAGATTGTGCTATAGTTGTGCCAGTGGCATGCTATACTAAAACAGTACTAGATACTCTTAGAGATACAATCAATCTTGCTGAAAAACTATTAATAGACTTTATATCATATTATGAAAGACTTGATGACTTTTATATTTATGATTCAGAAGATAGTGATATTATAGAAGACTTACGGGATAGTTGGAATGCTCCAAGAATTTTGACAACCTTATGCTCTAATCCAAATACCACTGAAATGATTAGAATATTTAAAACTATATCCACATATATTATCTATGATGAGAATAGATATATATCATGTTTTGGTAGAGAGCTTATAGATGAAGATGATCTACCTAACATAGTATATTTCTTAAACTATGTTAAAGATAATAAACAAATTATAGTTAGAATAGATACTGATTTTGAATTAAACTTTAACTTATTAACTATAATTGCATTGAATAAGGATAACTTTACTCCAATCTCTTATAGAGAAGCTAAAGAATTATATAATGAAGTTGGTAAAGAGCTTAAGAGTATAGTTCCATATACTAAGCCTACAGTTAAACCAACTACTTTAAGTTAGGAGGAATCATGACAGAAGAACAAGCTAAAGCTATGTATCTTGATCTTATGGATATCCTAGCAATTACTGCTATGAATCAATCCAATGAAGATTTTGATTTCAGTAAATACCTCAGTGAAAGAGGTTATGAAATTTAAAAGGAGCTAATATGGAAAACATATTCTTTGATAAAATCACAGAACCAATTCCTAGTTGGTTCCTACCTAGATGGATATATAAATATAAACTAGGTAAATACTTTGATGATTTAATGCATACATCTCCATCATATGATATGATGCGGGAGATGGCAGCATTCATTAAGATAGCAGAGATATCTTTCTTCTTCCATAATACTAAGGATATGAAAGATGGTCTACCTATCACATACTCCAAGTCAGGTTCAATCTATATTGAATTTGATTTGAATGAAACTAGCTATTGTACTATTGGTTTGAATCAAGATAAACCAATCATTACAATTTCTATCAAGAATACTGTCACTAATGAAATAGTGTCCAGTAATAAATTCAGAGATCGTGAATTAGAGATTACTAATAAGATCGATGAATACTTGTTTATTAATCTCATCAATAGATTGATGGGGTCTTTTGTTAATCTAATGAAATATTGTATGGAGGTATAACCAAATGGCTGGTAAGAAATACAATGTAAGTTTTAAAGAATTACGTCAAATTTTGAATCTATTGAAAGATCATGCAATCTTAATCGACAACGACTATCGTCTAGATCGAACTAATGCAATTGATCCAACAGAATTTGATGGCTTAGAAGAAGATCAAAGAGCAAGAGTAGTCGCATTAGATTTCAATGATCATATCCGACCAGTTTATACTTGTACTATTTATACTACGACGGCTGTAGTTGAATATGAATACAACTATAAATACAATGCAATTAGATCTCTTACAATCACTTCAGAAGATCCAACCGATCCAGGTGTAATCTTGAATGATTTATTCATTGGACTTGCCGGTAACGGATACCCATTACCTACAGAATCTGATGATGATATTATCATTGATACTGGACGAATAGTTCAATTCATTGATTCTAATATAGAAGATGCAGATGCTTATAAAGCATTCATTGAACTAGATTCCGAAGAAGCAATGAAAGAATCTCTCCATAACTATAAACGAGTTACATTCAAAGATGAAGATATTGCTCGTGTAGTTTTAAATAACTCTTTAGGACGTATTGAGAAGTCTGCTAAGTATAACGTTATTAGATATCGTTATGCATCTACAGATGAATTACGACCTGAAGACATCAATGATGAAAACTTCTATGAATGTTTCGAAATGATAACTAAATAGAACCATATCCCAAGGGTCTTCTACGACTCTTGGGATTATTTTTTTATTAATGGTCTAACAGATTATTAAATAAAAGTAAGGTCCTTCAAGGATCCTTACGAGTTCTTTTCTTTCATTAGAGGCAGATTATGAAAGGCAATATTTTAACAGAAGCACATATTTCAGATATCCATTTTGGGGTATTTGATCCAGCTAAACAATATGAGATTCTTAAGAATCAATTTATAGATAGAATCAAGCTATTAGACTTAGACTTGATATCGATTAATGGTGATTTATTCCACCATAAGTTTATGAGTAACTCCGATGCAGTTATGTATGCATTGAAGTTCGTAGATGAATTAGTTCAAGTATGTCGAACTAAACAATGTACTTTATTTATCTTACATGGTACACCATCTCATGATGCAAATCAGACAAAGCTATTTTATAGATATATGAATGATCCAACAGTTGATGTACGTGTAATTGAAACTATAAAATTTGAATACGTAAAACAAAAACGCATCCTATGTATACCTGAAGTGCCAGGAATGGGAAGGGAGTTTTACGAGAATATCCTCTATCAGAACTACTATGATGCGGTATGCATGCATGGTACAATTAGAGGTGCTATATACGGAAAAGATAAAATTGACTTAGATGCACCAAGTCCAATATTTGGAATGGATAATTTCAGATATTCTATGGGTCCAGTTATCTCAGGTCATGTACACGTCCAAGGTTGTTATGAAAGAGACTTCTACTATTGTGGATCACCTTATCGGTGGTGCTATGGTGAAGAGCAACCTAAAGGATATCTAATCTTATTACATGATATAAACACAAGACAGTATTACGTTCACTTTGAAGAGATACAGTCTTATAGATATGATACAATAAACTTTGATGAGATGATCAAAGATGATCCTCAAAAGATTATTGCATTCATTAAAGAACGGCAAGCTCAAGGTGTAGACAATATCCGTCTAGAGTTTACCTTAGAGCACGAAAATATAAATATTCTTAAATCATTCTATAGGAATAATCCAACTATTTCTATTAAGTGTGATTACAAGAATGATATAATCAGACGACAATCTCAAGAAGTACTTGAGCAATGTAGGGAATATGATTATATTACGGACAAGAGCCTTACTGAGTTTGATATTCTAAGTAGATATATTAACGATAGTAAGGGATTTACTTACATTACTCCTGAAGAACTAATTGAACTTTTGAAGGAGTGATCAATTATGTAAAGTGAGGATTGAAGATGGCTAAGAAAGATATAGGTGGCGGATATGTATTACCGCTATCGTCAATGATCTTATATGCAAATTATATCTTAAAGACCATACATACCTCAAACAGGGGTGTATTAACAGATCTAAGGGAACTACTTACAATGGTAGACCCTGGTAAGAATTTTAGTGTAGAGCAAGTTCGTGAAAGGACTACTTACCACTTTTTAAGACAACTGGTTGATGCTAGACTTAAAGGATATGAGAATAGAGATATCCTTCTTCAAGCAGCATTGCAGGGGTTAGATGAGAAAAACTTATTCTCATTAAAGAAATTAGAAGAACCATTGGGTGCTAATGAGATAGCATTCATTGAGCATAATATTGGGTCTCATAGAAATTCATTCTATACTCAATCTATTATGTCTAATATCTACCATGAATATGGTGACTTTGTTACATCTGATGAAGCTGAAAAGTTTAAAATCATTCAAGGTGTACAAAAGCAAATTGTTGAAGTCAACAGAAAGATCAAAGAGAATGTAAGTGTAACTAGTGTTTCTGAATCTTTATCATTATCTAATGATGAGCAATTCGAAGCTACAGTAGCTCACATGTATAATCGATCTCTCGATGGTTCTACAAAATTAAAAACAGGCATTCAAGCAATCAATAGATCCTTGAATGGTGGCTTTGAGAATGATCGTTGTTATATTTATCTAGGCTTACCAGGTGAAGGTAAATCTAGTACACTATTGAATCTAACACTTCAAATCAAAGGTAATAATAAAGATATAACTACAAAGGATCCAACTAAACGTCCAACCATTCTATTCTTAACAATGGAAAACACGTTGAACGAAACATTGGAACGTGTATTTAGTATCTTGGTATCAGATGATGACATTAGTGAATTTGGTGGCTATAAAGAAATAATGCAGCTTCTTAGACAAAATGGCTTAGGAGTAACTAATGATTCACCTATCGATATTGAATTTAGATATGTACCAAGTAATTCTGTAGATACAGATTACTTATATACAATCTATGACGAAATGTCTGCTAATGGACAAGAAGTCGTTTGTTTAGTACAAGACTATATTAAACGTATTAGACCACGTGACTTTAAACTCATGGGTGGTGATATGCGTATAGCTCTTGGTGCAGTAGTAGATGAATTCAAAGAGTTTGCTATTGCTAAACATATTCCAGTTATCACTGCATCTCAATTGAACCGTGATGCAGCTAAGATAATTGATGAAGGTCGTAAATCTAGTGAAGCAGATTTAGTACGTAAAGTAGGTCGAGCTAATATTGGTGAATCTACTTTGATTACAGAAAATGCTGACTCTGCATTTATCTTAGTACCAGAAGATGGTGCTGATGGTAGAAGATATCTTGGTATGGCAAATGCTAAGAAACGTTTCAAAACTCAATCAGCTCAATTCTTCTATTTACCTTATTCTAAAGAAAGACCTTTAGAGCTCTTACAGGATATTCACTTAGCTGAACCATTATCTAAACTATCATTGAATGAACTTAAGACTGCTAATAATGAAAGTAATAGTGGTAGTTGGGGTTCTTTGTTAGGTAATGATAAACCTGTAGAGATTAAAGAATCAGATACAGTTAAGAAGAAATCTGATGCATATGGTGTCAGTCCAGAATTCATTAAAGAACTTGAAGAGTGTTATGAAGCAGATCCATATAATCGAGGAGCTAACTTCGATGATACTAAGATCGTACTTAAGACTGGTTTAAGAATGTTTAATGAGTTTACTGATGCTGAAAAACTCTATACTTATACACAATTTGGAGTTACACCTCCTGAAGAGATTCAGGGTGCAGCTAATGTAGTTAGAGATTTTAATATGGATGACTTAGAAGATGGTACTCCAAGGATAGTTTATACGGATGCCCTCTTATATAATGACCAAGAAGATATTTCAGGATGTACTTCAGCGTTAATGGATGATGTTATAGAGTTCACTTGGAATAAATAGCGGTCTAGACTACAATGAGCCTAGACCTTTGGTTATACATTCTTAATTTTATGATTTGAATTAAATGTAAGTATATTATCATTACTGAAAGTATAGATATCAGCTAGGAAAGCTTTAAGATCTTTCTTAGGTAGTAGATAGATATACTTCTTACTTATGTTAAAGTCTTTGACATTATAAAGATCATTGATTCTAAGAATGATATAATATAGCTCAGCATTATCATACACATCGTATGCTAATAGTTTAGGTCTATATTTATACTTCTGAATCTCTTTATCATCAAGATGGACTTTAACGCATTTAGCTTTCAATTCAGGGAAATAGTCATCAGTGACTATATTACCAACAGCAAACTGAATACGCTCACGTTCTTCAATGAAGGACATATTTGAGTAGTCAGTACTTATGATTGGCTTGGTGTTGATGAATGCTTTAATACTATTTAGCGTTGTCTTCGTAGCCATCGTAGTCCCTTCCTGTAACAACTGGTTTATTTATATCACCACCAAGGAATGCTATAGTAAATCTAGTCCCAGGAGGTATGAATTTAGTAGGAAAGTTTCTAGCAACCTCTTTAGGCATCTCAATTAGGATATTGGAACCTGTTTGAACTTTGCCAGTAGAGAACTTTTCCTTATTAATGATATTTGGGTTTTGAACTTTAGTTGTAGTTTTAATAGGAGACTTCATATTCATCGGATTAAGTGCTTGCACATAAAACGTTTGATATCCAGGCTCATATTTATTACATACAGAAGTAAGGATACCAACTTCGGTAAATCCTAATCCAGAATCAGAATTATATTTATCATCCATGTTTATTACACCTCAATTCTTATATACTATAATGTTTTGGGGTACGAGGAATACTTGAAATGGAAAACGCATTAATGTGTATGTGGGATGCCAATGTAATTGGTGTCACTAATGCTCTAATAAGTAAACTTGGTTTAGAGAAAGACTTCTATGATCGTAATATCTGTATTCCAGATAATGAAGGAGATCTTAGAGCTCTAGACTATAAAGGTAAATATCTTAGAATGCCAGTAGACTACTATGAAAGTGCTTATGGTGATTCTATTATGTTTGATCCAGTTAATAATAAGAATATTATGAAGTTCCTATTTGATATCTTCATTGATGAGTGGGACGATAATAGCTATTATCTATCCAATTACTTCAAAGTATTTGGTCCAGCTAATGATCCACGTAGTCAATTACACGTAATGATGTCAGATGGTACACAATTCACTACAAGAAAGTACTATAACTCTTCTTTACAATATATGGAGATTATAGATTTCATGTTATTTGGTGAAGCAAGATTCAGTTACGAAGCTATAGACTATCCACCAGAGATAGAACCTAAGAAACGTAAAAGGAGATAATGATTATGGGATTTACTTTAAACCCAGGTCAAGAAGCAGTTGTATCAGCGGCAGTTGATTGGTATAAAAATTCATCTGAATTAGTATTCCAATATACAGGTGCGGCTGGTACAGGTAAGACTGTCGTATTAAATGAAATAATAAAACGATTAAATATACCATATAATTCAATACTGCCAATGAGCTATACTGGTACAGCGGCTATAGTAATGCGTAATCGTGGTATGACTAATGCTAAGACTATTCATTCATCTATATATGAGCCATCTGAGGCTATTATGTTAGATGAGAATGGTAAACCTGTTATGGATACGTACTTTAATAAACCTAAGACTACTCTTAAATGGGTTAAGAGAGAACGTCTTCATGACATTAAATTAATAATCATAGACGAAGCATCTATGACTCCAAGATCTATGGTAGATGACATAGAATCATTCGGTATTAAGATTATAGCCTGTGGTGACCTTAATCAGTTACCACCTGTAGGAGATGATCCAGGATACCTAGTATCGGGCAAGGTCTATAGATTAGACCAAATTATGAGGCAAGCAGAGCAATCTGGTATTGTATATCTAGCAGATAGAGCTATCAAAGGGTTACCAATACACTTTGGCTTTTATAATAATGCTATAGTAATACCAGAAGATGAACTTACAGATCAGATGGCATTATATGCTGACGTTATCTTATGCTGTAAGAATAAGACTAGAGAATACGTTAATAATCTTATGAGAAATGATATCTTAAAGATTAGAACCCAGTATCCTACATTCAATGAACCATTAATCTGTCGTAAGAATAACTGGAGTATTGAAGTTAATGGTATCAATCTAGTTAATGGTCTTAGAGGGATAGTTAGAAACCATCCTGACATAACTTCTATTAGAAAAGATCTAAAAGAAATGACTATAGATTTCCTAGATGATGGTAATAATCTATTCAGTCAGATTAAGATGGATCTTCAATACTATAGAGCCCCTCAAGATCAGAAAGAATTCCTTAAACGAAGCCCTTATAATAAAGCAGATAAGTTCGAATTAGCCTATGCTATTACGACACATTTATCTCAAGGTTCCCAATATAGCCATGGTATCTTTATGGAAGAGTTCCTACATAGGGATATTATGTCTAATCTAATCTATACTGGTATCACTAGATTCTCAAACTATATGATATATGTAAAACCTAAGCCTAAATTCTTCTAAAAGTATATATTATAAACGTGATCCTAGATTATGTTTTATATTTATATACAAGGAGGAAACTAACTATGGATAATGGTAACATTTTTGAGAGCCCGCTTCAACTGGCGTTTCCAATAACGCCAGATGAAAACGGCAAGTTTAATGTAGACCCAGAAGAAAGAATGTATACTCTTTTCATATTCTTCATTGATGGATATGATCAAGAAAAGACATTCAAATTCGCAATGGGGCAAACGGCTGTTCGTGAGTATATCATCGAGCATGTAGATATTATTGACTTTGAGAAATCCAAAATCTCTTCATGGCAAACTCGCCCATATGATTATGATGGATTTATCTCATTGGTTCAATTCATGCACTATCTCGATTCTATTGAAGATGAAGATGGAAACAAATGGTTCCAAGATGACTTTGATATCCAACGTTATCTAGAATCTCAAGTTGAAATCGATGAAATCTCTGAGACAGAGCGTGAAAATTATGACAATGCTATTCATATGATTATGAATGGTTCTGTACTTCAAGATATTAGTCGTCTTGAAGAGGAAGGAGACGAATACGATGTCTAATGAAAACTTAAATGAAGTAACCACTGCTTTTAATCAAGGTAAAGCTGAAGCAGAGAAATGGGTTGCTCAGTTTACTCAATCTAACCAGCCAGTTCAAATCCCAGTATGGGGTAACCAACCAGCTAGTCAGTTAGAGTATTACTATCGTAAAGGTTTTATGGATCGATTCAAAGAGATCACTAAAATCGATGTGGAGCAAGAGAAGAAACTTTCCAAAAAGAATCATACTCTTAGTATCCATAAGAATGGTAAACCAAGACCTAATGCAATTGATCGTGAGATTAAGAAATATGGTCCTGATTTCCTAGCTAAGTATGGTGATAGATTCTTTGTAGAAATCAAGAACCTATCTAATCGTATTCTTAATGATTTAGCTAATGCTAATATCAACGTACCAGATTATGAAGAATACTTCAAGTCTGATCGTCTATTAGATAGCTTAATCAGTGTAGCAAAAGCTAATGCAAACTATCATATGTTTACAGCTGGTGCTATTCATTTCTATGGTGCATTTGCAGAGCAATCTCAGCAAGGGCTATTACCAGAAAACTATGGTCCTGTAGAGCAACGCTTCTATTTGTACCACCACTCCAATGCCCAAATCTATTCTATCTTATTGAATGCTCTAGTAGAATTCAAGCAATACGTAATGTCTGGGATTTTCAATCCTGAGATTATCCATGTAGCTGAGTCAACAATCTGGAATAAGAAGTTGACTATGGCAGCACGAGATCCATATGCTCAACGCAGACTATAGTATTTCCGATCATTTCTACGATAGGGCAAAAAGTAGAGTAGGTCTTCCTAAAAAAGGAGTGGAACGATTAATCAAAAACGCTTTGTATGATGGGATCTATATGGATTATTTAGATCCCTATTCTAAGCTTTATAAGCTTATGAATGCTTACACCAAACGGTGTAATACACAAAGAAACAAAGAACGATATGCAGTTTATTTCCGTCGCTATATAATTTTGTTTGAGAAGCCAAACATTGCAGTAACTATATTATATGCACCTGAAAGCATTGTAAAGTGTGCAAAAGACTATTACAAAAGGAGATTAGACGATGGATGCAACACAATTAAAAGCATATCGTGACAAACTAAGAGCTACTGAAAATAATATTGCTATTCGCTTATATTGCGATAATGGTATTATTATCGATGAGGGCACTATGTTTGTTAAATGGGATGATGCTAATAATGTGATCTTGGCTATAAAATCCAATGAAGATCAACAAAATCACCCTGGTGTAAAAATGAAAATCATTGTAACTGACTTTGATATGGTTCAGTACATGATTGCTTATTCTACACATAAATCTATTCAACCAATTGCTAAAGCATTTGGATTTACAGATGATCAAATTAAGAACTTTATTAATAAATTTGATGATCAAGACTTGCGTACTTATCTCAATGCAGTACCTGAAGATGTAATGCAAGAGATCGCAGCACGACAAGCAGCTATCGATGCTCAGGCTAAAGTCGTTCTTCAACAACAAGAAGATCGTGCTAAAGCTGAACACAGAGTTACGGCTCAACAGATCCGTGAACGTCAACAATAATCAACAGATGTGGGTATGATATTTTAAAATATCATA